GAAGAAGACGAACCGTCCAGACCAGACCCTGTAGCAATTGTAGCTACATAATTGCCTGTCGTATCAGTGCCTAAAGCAACGGAGTTTGCTTGGATCGTAGCCGTTCCAGTTACGTTTCCTGTACCATCAAATGACGTAGACGTCCAAACGACATCCCCAGTCATTCCAATTGTGCGTCCAGTGGCTAACGCGGTGGCTGTAGCCGCATTTCCCGTTATGTCTGATGAAATCGTAGCTGGAAGACGTGCATCGTCAACAGTTCCACTGGCTAAATTGGAAGCGTTGAGATTGGTTAAAGCGCTACCGTTTGCAGCAATAAGATTCCCGCTTTCGTCCAGATATACCGCCTTTTCTGACGGCTGGGTGATAAAGATGGTCTTAGTGCCTGCGCTCCAGTTTACTGCGGCGTCAGCATTGCTAGACTCAAGGATTGTAGTACGCGCAAGAGTGGTTCCTGACGCGGTGTAAGTTCCAACACCTACTTCCCAATCCGTACCATCCGTGCAGGCGTAATAGGTGGTGTTTCCATCACCCACGCCAGCAAAAGACTCATAACCAGCAACGGCACCCGCAAGCGTGTAGGTGCCAGTACCAGTTGTAGTGGTAGTTTCTCTAGCTCTGTCTTTCAGCACAAGGGCCATCGTACCCTCCTGCTATCTAAGCAATGCGAATAATTGCGTTAGAGGCGTTAGCTGTTGGGAACTGGATAGTAAATGTACCAGAGGTTGAGGTTTTATCCCCACCAAAATCCAATGCAGCAACCGCAGCGTTTGTAGCAGAACTGTTGTAAATCAAAGCTCCCCGCGCAGTAATTGTCGCGGTTGAGAAGCTCAAATCGGCAAAGTCTGTAAACGCGGTGGTTCCAGAGGTTGTTGGGTCAACGCGGGTCAATGTGCCGCCACCCGTTGCGTAACTGCCGCTAGAGGCAACCTCACCTGTGGTGGTGAAAGCTGTCGTTGTAGCACCAAGGGTTGCTGTAGTAGCAGATTTTCCGCCGCCACCAATAGCATACAGCGCCAGCTTAAACGTGCCACCGCCTGTGTTTTTAAAGTTATGTACGCCTTCCAAAAGTTGTTGTTTGAAAGAAGTACACATTGCTTGAGTAATAGCCATTCCTAAATTCTCCTTACGAGATCAGCCATTTCGCTGTTTCCAGCTTTTTCCATTCTGCGGGCAATTGTAGCACGTTCTTGAGACATTGCCAATTGTATGTAATGGGAAACAACGGCCCGAATACCCTGTCGAAAAGCTTCTGCCTGATCCCTTATCGCGGGGGGCGCAGTGTTTGATACAAAAAGAATTTTGTCCATCGCTAGTTCTGTAACCTGATCTGCGGATAACCCGCCTTCGTCAGAAGTCATAACATTTACGCTTTGAACCTGTACGCCTGTTTCAACACTAATCATTTTTTCGCGCCCTTCTTAGCTTTGTAACTAACACCCTCTATATCATGTCGTCCAATTAAAACTGGGTCTTGACGAGCATCCAAAGGCTCCGGAGGGGTCAACCCGTGTTCTTCTTCTAAAGCGCCGATTTGGCTTTGCTTTGCAATGATTAGCTGCCCGTCTCTAACTCTTTGAACAAGTGGGTCTTCTAAACGATGGTAGCCGTAAAGCTTTTCGTTTTCGGGAACATTTGTGTCTAACAAGCCCGAAGCAGGGGCTATTTCTACCTTTATGCCGCGGGATAAGGCTATAGCTAACCAAAACTCTACACAAGCTTTGCCCGCTTCTGCAAAATGAATGTTTTGCTTGTAGCTGAAATCCACGCCAAACATGTGTATTTTAGAAACATCTTGATGTATGGCAAAAGCCACCGCGTAAGCTACCGTATTATTAAAATACGAGTAAGTTAAATCAGAGATGACGTCCTCTAGCGGATACTCAACTATTTCTGGAACACGATCATCTAAACAACAAGAATAAATCGGCCCTTTATTAGGGGTTTCCAAAAGAAACTTTTTTGCAATTCCTGTCTGTGTCCCGGCTTTTACATCGTCAAGAAACCGTGACGCGGGGTCCATCATAAACGTGCGATCTACATGAAACACCGCGCCGATGCTATTTATGCCCCAAACTTCAGCGTATTCCGTGGAATTTATTCTAGATAAAACGTAGTCCGAAAAACTTGCGCCAAGCGCAACAATGGCGACTTCTTTGCCGCTTAAATCCTTTTCCATGAAAGCCCCTCCTATGGAAATTAAGTTTTTGGAACTCTAACAAGCCCCGTTCTATAGGCGTCGGTGTTCTCCATACCTTCGCCATAATTTTTCAAACGTGCGATAGATTCAACAAACCTTTGCTCGTATTGCTGCAAAAGATCTGCCTCACCTTTCATAAAGGTATAGGCTTCAACCAAACAGCCGTAAAGAAGAGCGTCTGGAGCGTTGTCGCCAAACCACGAGGTTCCATCTGTCGTGGTTGTGATGGATTCAGGCTCATAAAAATAGTGAAGCTCTGCCGTATAATCTACCGCGGGGGTTGGGGAGATAATGAAATTACTCACGTCAAAAGGTGCGTAATATTTCGGAACACCCGTTGTTGCAGCATTCGACCAATATTCTTGGACAAAGTTGACGTCTTTTTGGAGCAGAAAGGTTTGGTTCCCGTCACCATCAATCAAAGACAGAGAAAAAGACGCCAAATAATCCGGGGGCATGTTTAGATATTTTGAGTCTGAGTTTAGTGTTGCCGTGGCGTTTTTACGGAAATAATCTAAGTCAACAAGCTTCAGAATACGGTTCTCCGTATTCGTAATCATGTTGGTCAAGTTGTTTACGAAAGTTGTGTCGGTGTATTCAGTGTAATCCTGAATAGTTTGCTTCAAAGTTGTAAATGTGTAAGCCATTATGACGTCACCACCGTAACTTGCCCGACTCTGCCCGTGCCGATAGGATTATTTTCAAACTGCAATGTTTCCAAGTTGAACACTGGAAATTCCTGAGTATACGACATTAAATTGTTTGTGTCAGGTCTGGCGTTTCTCAAGGCTTGAGGGTCCGAAACATTGCGTGGCGGATATAGTTGTGGGTGTTTTGGTTCCCACTCATCGGGACCAACAACCGCTCCAGTCCATTCTTTTTTCAACTGCCTATACGGGTATCTCTGACCAGACCGATCAGAGATAAAGTAAGACCGTTTTCCTGACGCAAACTTAGACATCTAGCTAACCCGCAAATATTGATATTGCGGCGTCACATTAAACGACGACCTGTCTCTATCCTCTGTTCTTGCTCTTTCAAACTCTTCCTCATAAACAGCCTTCAAAAGCTGTATACGGTCTGGCGCTCTTTTCATAGCAATGTAATAAGCCAGCCCCGCGGCAAGGCACGGATAAAACCGAAAAGGGACATCCAACGTGTTGGTATAGCTATCAGCATCGTCCATACGCACCAAAGCGTCATAGATAATTGTGTCTGTAGCGTTTTCAGGGGTTGGGTACAGTTTCAAAGAGGGAGTGATTTGACGGTCCAAAAAGAATTGATTCGGACGACCTTGCGTTGATTTCGATGGAATAGAAAGATAACCATCCCGGCTCAGACGTTCCATAGAAAGATCTGAGTTGCTTCTGCGGCAAACAAGGGACAAAACGTCAATGACGTCAGTACCCAAATCATACGCAGTTGTTCCCTGCGTTAGGGTCAAGGTACGTTGTTTAATTGTCCACTGATTTAGGCCGCGATTCGCCCAATCCGCCAACAACAAGTTGAGGGAGCGTTTTGCGGTGCGGGCATCGTATCCCGTCCGAAACTCTGTCCCGCACCGCTCAAAAGCTTCTTCGATGTAGTCATCGACTTGAAGCTCAAAGTCCTTTGACCCTGACGTCGTCATTACTTTTTAACTTTCCCGCCGCGCATCATCTTTTTGGCTTTCCCGCCACCGCGCATCATCATAGGCTTTTTAGCCATGCCGCCACCGCGCATCATCTTTGGGGCAGCTTTTTTAGCCGCTCCACCGCGCATCATCTTCTTAGCTTTTTTCCGTACCACGCTTTAATCTCCTGTACAGGTTCTTTCGATTTTCGTACAGGTCGCTAGACCCATAGTATTCTTCGCAGTTTTCATAGTACCCCTTCAGTCTAAGCGCATCAGAGGCTTCTTGCAACTTACTCAATCGCTGCAAAAAGATCATAGCATAGGGCGTGTCAACAGTCGATTCAAAGTCTTCGTCGTCTAGAAGCTCATTATCAACGTCTTCCGGGTGAAACCCCATTAAGAACATGTCTTCGTTTATGAAAAAGCCGTTTGATATGGCGTCATTCATTCCATTTAAATACTCATCCATCTCGTCCAACGGTAAGGGGCTGAAATCAATCAATATTACGACGTCCTTACTGTCGTCCCACTGTGAGATCAGCTTGTATAAATCCTGCCACTGATTGTCGTATTTAAATGCAAAGCCCACGCGGTTTTCAGCCCACGCCTTTTTTGCATAAGGGCAAGCCGGAAGTCCATTATAATGTTCGTTAGAACGCTCTAGTGCGTGTTTTGACCATTCTCTGGTTTCAGAGATGATCCTTTCCTCTAATTCAAAATTAGGTAGCATAGCCCCTCCTATGCCTGAGAAACAGAACCCCTTGTTCTCTTGCGGCGATTAGACATGACCGCGCCACACCCGCGGGCTACCGCGGTCCCCGGAATATTCTTGCCGTTGAAAGGCCGTTTTGCCTTTGTCTTTGACATAACAGCACCGCCGTTTGCCAAATTTGTGACTTTTGCGGCTTTGGTATTTGATACGACGGTTTTGCCTTTAGCGCCTTCACGCTTCTTTTTACGCGCCGTAGAAGCGCGTTGACTTTTGGATAAACTTTGAGCCTTGCTTCTAGGAAGGCAACGGTCAGGGTTACGCTTATCTTTTGACGTACCACATGCCCCTTTAATATTACCTTGGCTATCAATCCGAACCCACTCCTGATCCAGCCACTTCTGTAGCTTTCCCATTATTTGCCTTTCCGTTTACCGCCTTTTGACCCTTTAGCATAGTTTGGGTCTTTGCAGTATTTTGACGCCGCCAAATTAGCATATGCAGAAGGATAAGTATCAAAAGTCCGTTTGGCCCACGCCTTACCTTCTGGACATATTTTACTGCCTTTGCTTTTTGCACTTACACGACCACCTTTACGCATATATGTGACCCCAACCTTTTTAGGCTTTGGCCCGGTGCGAACCCCCTGTGAAGTGGACTTTGGAAAATTAGAGCGCATCATAGTAAATGCTCCAAGCCCGCGGCAAGGACTATCAAGCCCATAATGCCCCAAAGCCTGTTATCAAGAGTTTTTAGTTTCTCTTGAATATCAGCATAACGCTTGTCGCAAGATTCTTCGTGTTTTTCTAATTGACGTAATACTTCTTCTGGGGTCATTAGCATTTCCACCTTCTTCTTGCTTGACGTAAGCGACTATTAGGGTTTTTAGCCGCTTTCGGGAATTTTTTCATTTGGCCTGCTGATCTAGCGCAAAAAGATTTGCGACGCTTTGCAGCGGCACTCCCCTTTTTAA